AGTGGGGAGGATGCAATGATTAAAATAGTCATACCAATAGCCCCTGTAACAAAAAAGAACAGCCAGCGGATAGTGTCATGCGGAAAATTCCACAAGATACTCCCAAGCAAGGCGTATACGGAATATGAGCCTAAATGCGCACCGTTTCTGGAGCCGATATGCATTGATTACCCGGTGAACATCAAAGCACTGTATTACATGCCTACACGGCGCAAAGTTGACCTTGTAAACCTCCATGAAGCACTTTGCGATGTGCTGGTGAAATATGGGGTCATTACAGATGATAATTCAAAAATAGTAACCTCTATGGACGGTTCCCGGGTGCTTTATAACAAAGAGAACCCGCGAACCGAGGTATACATAGAACAAGTGAAATGAAAGGAGAGAGTGATGAACTGTTTTTTTGGAATCGGGCGGCTGACCGCTGACCCGGAAACAAGATACACGCAGGGAAATAACCCCATGGCGGTATCACGGTATAATCTGGCGGTTGACCGCAGAACCAAGAAAGACGGCGAACAGGGCGCGGATTTCCTCCGATGCGTGGCATTTGGCAAGAGCGCAGAGTTCGCGGAAAAGTACCTGAGCAAGGGCATGAAAATAGCGATCCGGGGGCATGTGCAAACCGGGAGCTATACCGACAAGGACGGTAAAAAAGTCTATACCACGGATATTGTGGTGGATGAACACGAGTTTTGCGAAAGCAAGAAGGCGGCGAATGAGAGCCAGCAGAGCCAGCCGGAGCCTATGCCGGATAATGACGGCTTTATGCATATCCCGGATGATATAGATGCTGAGCTGCCCTTCAATTAGGAGGGCGATATATGGCGCGTCCTAGACAGGACGGATTGAAGTATTTTTCATTCGATACAGATTTTTTCTATGCGGATAGCCGCATAAAGCGTTTGAGGTCGTTATATGGAAATGACGGTTTGATGGTTTACATCTATTTACTCACTGAAATCTATCGAAACGGATACTTCGCGGAGTGGACAGACGATCTGAGAGAAAATTGCGTTGCAGATCTCAGTCTCACTGACGGGTTCATAGAGCAAGTAATGACATACTTGTTTGGGCGGTCACTACTAACAGAGATCAAAATAAGTTCGAGAGCCGAAGATGTTGCGGACTTAGATCTCGGGATTAGCATAGGTTCGAGAGCCGAAGATGTTGCGGACTTACTTCCCATTCCGGTCACTATCATTACTTCACCCGGAATACAGAGACGATACATGGAAGCAGTAAAAAGCCTTAGAAGAGATGTTGAAGTTTCCTCTGAAATTTGGCTTTTGGATGAAAAAGAGACTGCTACCTATATTAAGTGCACGCAAAAATCCAGTTTATACAGTAAAAACCGCGATAAATACGGGAAAAACTACAGTAAATCCGGGAAAAACCCCACAAAAGAAAAGAAATTAAATAAAAAGAAACTAAATGAAAATAAATTAAACGAAATAAAAACAAAAGAAAAAACGCCTACGGCGCATGGGGCGGTATCGTATTTCGATGATTCAGAATTGAATTCTCTGTTCGTTGATTTCATGCGGATGCGAAAGGCGAAAAAGAAACCGATGACAGAACTGGCCATTAAAAGGGCAATCAATGCGATCACGAAGCTGGCAACAAATAACCGGGGCGAGTTCGACACAGGGCTGGCGCGACAGATTGTGATTCAGTCAACCGACCATGCATGGGACGGATTTTACCCGTTAAAAGATTATAACGGAAACCGAAAGGAATCGGTCGGCACAGAAGGGGAGTGGATGGAAGCATGCAAATCACTGATGCGACAAAAATTCTGATACAGATACAGACAACATATCCGAACTGGAAACCGCAGACAGATTTTCAGCTAGTCATACAAATATGGGCTGAATACCTTGAACCCTACAGTTACGAAGAATGCCGCGCAGCACTGCACGCGTATGCGACATCGAACACATCTGGCTTTGCGCCGTCACCCGGACAGCTCATAGAGCTGATCGACCGGATGAAACGGCCGCAAGAGCTGAATGGGCAGGAGGCGTGGCACTTGGTTATGAATGCCGTACGGAATAGCGGGTACCATGCGCAGGAAGAATTTGATGCGTTGCCCGAAACCGTAAGAGAAACGTTTGGAGGTCCGGAACGACTACATCATATGGCAACTGACGAGAATTTCAACGAACCTGTTGAACAGTCAAATTTTCTGCGAGACTACCGGATAACTGTTGCAAGAAAATCAGAAACAGCGCGGATGCCGTCACAGGTAGCGGAATTAATTAACCGCTATGTTGCGCGACTGGAAGATGTGAACCGTCCGGTAATTAAGCGCGAAATGATTCCGCAAAAGGAGAGAACCGCAATGAGCGCGGAGAACGAGGAAAGATTGAAGGAGTTGAGAGAAAAGCTAAATGAGGAAGAAAAAAGAGGACTGCAAATACCCGGACTGCTTTAATTGCGACCGTTCCGATTGCGATATGGCGTGGAGCGCAGTACATGCAATGATGCGGCGTAGAAGATACCGCGACAATATCGAGCTGGAGCGTGAAAAGGCGATGAAATACCGCTGGATGAAGAAGGCGGGCGCGCCAGTTTGCGACAAGTGCGCAAGCAAGACAACTGTACAACTTGACAGTAAAGCTCAAGGGCGTTTGTGTGTTGACCAGATGAGGATGATAGGCAGGAATGTAACTATTTGCCCGTTATGGTGTCCAAAACTAAAAAAATCGGAGATGCGCTTGCTGCGAGGAGCGGGCAAACCACGCGCGGTTGTCAAGCTGGACAAGACCACCGGGGCTGAATTGGCAATATATGAATCTGTTAGAGCCGCGGCAAGAGCAAATGGGATAAAGCAGCCGAGCGCAGTATCCGGGGTTTGCCGAGGAACAGCGAAAACCGCGGGCGGGTATAAGTGGAGGTATGCGGATGAAAGGAAAGACACTGAAAAGAATGGTTTTAATGATTTTGATCGCGTTTGCAATGGCGATAGTGTTCAGCGCGTGGATGATTGATGATTGCCTTGACATACTTGGAGCCGCGCAGCCCGACAGCATGACGGTGAAAAAGATTAGCCGGACAGAGCTGGAGTCGCTGAATGAGGAAATGTACTATGATAGCCTGGAACTTCTGGCAATCTGTGTGCAGGCAGAAGCCGGGAACCAGTCATTGGCTGGGCGGCGCATGGTTGCAGATGTGATTTTGAACCGCGTGGACAGCGATGATTTCCCAGATACTATCGAGGGCGTGATCACGCAGCCCGACGCGTTCACCTCGTACTGGGACGGCGGGATGGATAATGTTTACGAGCCAGACGAAACCACGTTCAAGGCTGTGCAGATGGAGCTGGAGCAGAGAAGCTATCCGGGGATTTTGTATTTCAGAACCGGGCGATACAGCAGTTATGGCACACCATACATAAAAGTCGGGGCGCATTACTTTAGCACCGAATGACCGGAGGTGATATGACTTGGGGTGGAGAAGGGGCAATGTCAAAGGCCAGATTTCGCTTTTTGACATTGGATTCTTAGGCAGAGAGAAGAAACGAAGGAAATACGTCCGGGAATATTCGTGGAAAGATTATGGGATAAGCCGGGAACGGAAAAATGAACTGAAAGACATGTGCCAGCGTGAAGAATATGCCCGCGTGGTGCTGTATGCGGCTCATAGAGCGAATGAAGAACTGGAAGGCTACATTTATCTGTCTATGACAAAAAAGCTGTCATTTGACCAAATGGGCGCGTCACAATATGTCGAAAAATACGGCGTGCCGATGTACTGCCGGACAGATTTCTATGGATACAGGCGGCTGGCATACCACTATTTTGATGAAAAGGTAAAGGAGATGAATCAAAAACAAAAATGACATATTTGGAGTTTTTGAAAACCAAAATCGAGATCGCAACAGAAAGCGGATTCGAGGTTGAACCGGATAAGTTGAATCCGGCATTGAAACCCCACCAGAGAGATGCTGTGACGTGGGCGCTTCGCGGCGGCTGCCGGGCACTGTTTGAGAGTTTTGGACTCGGGAAGACGAACCAAGAATTAGAGTTCTGCCATCAGGTAGTCCAAAAAGAGGGAGGACAAGCCCTGATAGTATGCCCGCTTGGCGTAAAGCAGGAGTTCGCGCGGGACGCTGAGAACATACTTGGATACGACAAACCGGAATACTGCCGGACGATGGAAGAGGTCAAAAGCTGTGACAGTGAAATCATAATGACGAATTATGAGCGCGTGAGGGACGGAGACATAGACCCGACATATTTTGTCGCGACTTCTTTGGATGAAGCATCTGTACTGAGAAGTTTTGGCAGCAAGACCTACCAGACGTTTTTAGATAAATTTAAAGGTGTGCCGTATAAGCTGGTAGCAACGGCAACGCCGTCTCCGAACAAGTACAAAGAGCTGATTCACTACGCGGGATATTTGGAGGTTATGGACACGGGACAGGCGCTGACAAGATTTTTCCAGCGCGATAGCACAAAAGCAAATAACCTGACGTTATACCCGAACATGGAGGATGAGTTTTGGTTATGGGTAAGCAGCTGGGCGCTGTTTATTACAAAACCGTCAGATTTGAAGCCGGATTACTCCGATGATGGGTACGTGCTGCCACCACTGGATGTGCGCTGGCACGAGATACCGGTTCATTACGGTGATGACGCGGAAAAAGACGGACAGATGAAACTGTTTACAGAAGCTGCAGAAGGGCTGAAAGAGGCGGCACAGGTGAAGAGGGAGAGCATTAACCGCAGGGTTACAAAGATGAAAGAAATTGTGGATGCATCCCCGGATGACAATTTCCTTTTGTGGCACGATTTGGAAAACGAGCGGCAGGCGATTAAAAAGGTAATGCCGGAAACGGTGGACATTTACGGTTCGCAAGAATACGAACTACGGGAGAAACGAGTGATTGATTTCTCAGAAGGCCGAATAAGACTATTTGCAACAAAGAAATCGCTGTCGGGTTCTGGGTGCAATTTCCAGCGGTATTGCCACAGGGAGATATTTCTGGGAATTGATTATGAATTCAACGACTTTATCCAAGCCGTGCACAGGTGCTATAGGTTTTTGCAGGATAAACAGGTGGTGATCGACATCATTTACATGGAGAACGAGAAACAGATAAAGGAAGCGCTTCTGGAGAAATGGAAAAACCACGATTACATGGTAAGCCGCATGGTGGAGATAGTAAAAAAATACGGGCTGTCATGTTCCGGAAAGGAAAAGACACTACAAAGAAAGATGGGAGTTGAGACGGTGGTAGTCGAGGGAAAGCATTTTAGAGTGGTGCATGATGATTGCGTGGAAGAAACGCGTAGGATGGAGAGTAACAGCATAGGACTGATTCACACATCCATTCCGTTTGGCAATCATTATGAATACAGTGCAAATTACAACGATTTCGGTCATAATCAGAACACAGAGCGGTTTTTTGAGCAGATGGATTTTTTGACCCCCGAGCTGTACCGGGTATTGCAGCCGGGGCGCGTGGCGGCAATACACGTAAAAGACCGGGTGCTTTTTGGTAATGCAACTGGCACGGGGATGCCGACAATAGAACCGTTCCACGCATTATGCATAGAGCACTACATGAAGCATGGTTTTCAATATTTCGGCATGATAACGGTGGTAACGGACGTGGTGCGGGAGAACAACCAGACATATCGCCTTGGGTGGACAGAACAGTGCAAAGACGGCTCAAAGATGGGCGTAGGCTGCCCGGAATATATCCTTCTTTTCCGCAAGTTGCCGACAGACCACTCAACAGCTTACGCAGATGAACCTGTCATAAAGACAAAAGAGGAATATACCCGTGCGCAGTGGCAGATTGATGCACATGCATATTGGAGAAGTTCCGGCGACAGGCTTGTGAGCAAGGAAGAGCTGGAAAACGTGTCTGTGGACAATTTGCAAAGAGTATATAGGGAATATTCAAGGGAAAATGTGTACAGCTATGAAGAACACGTGAATCTGGCAAAAGAGCTGGACAAGAATGGGCGGCTACCCGCCACATTTATGGTGGTAGCGCCGGGGAGCTGGAACAATCTGGAGGTTTGGGATGATATAAACCGCATGAAAACGCTAAATACGGAGCAATCGCGGCGCAGAATGCAGATGCACGTTTGCCCTTTACAAATTGAGATAGTTGAGCGGATTATCAACCGATACAGCAACGTCGGAGATACTGTCTACGACCCGTTTGGCGGGCTGATGACCGTCCCGATGACAGCCGTAAAAATGGGGCGGTTCGGGAAAGGCTGCGAACTGAATCTGGATTATTTCCGTGACGGCGTTGGGTATTGCCAAGTGGCTGACGCAGAAAGGGACACGCCAACATTGTTTGACCTGTTCCCGGATGCAATTTAAAGCCCATAACACAGCAAAGAGAAGAAACGGAGTAGAAGCGCACGGCGTGGCAATGAAACGGCGAAGATGGGACAGGCGCAGAAACGATACGGAAGAGCCAAGCGAGGCTATGATCAGCTCCGAAGTGGAGTTGAGGGGATGGGCATTGATTAGCACAGGAATAGTGCCGAACCGCAACGAGCCGAAACACAAAAAACAAAAAAATGGAGGAAAAAACAATGAGAGAGATGAGAGTAAGATGTATTTTTACAGAGGAAATTTTAGGTACGGCAAACAGCGACAAGGACATTCACGAGGAATTTATCGCCAGCAAAGCCCCGGACGCAATCAGCCGGGAAGAGGAAGTTGCGGCTTTGGGCGTTGAAGAGGTCGTGATGAAAGGAAAGACGATATTCCACAGAAACCCGGAAGGAAAGCCGATTCTTTTTGACTACCAGATTAAGGGGTTCTTTAAGAACTGTGCAAAGGCATTTAACTACGTTGAGAAGTTTCCGGCATACAAGACAAAGATTGACAATCTTGTTTTCGTGACACCGCGCATGATTGAGTTGCAGTTGCCTGAGGGCGCAGAGGTGGGAGACTGCCAGCGTCCGCTCCGGGCAGAAACTGCACAGGGCCCGCGGGTGGCATTAGCGAACAGCGAGAGTTGCCCGGCAGGCACAACGATTGAATTTACTGTAAAGGTCATGGGAAGTGACGCGCTGGAGAAAGACCTCTTGAAGCGTGTGTGCGACTGGCTGGATTACGGTGCGCTGAACGGGATTGGACAGTGGCACAATTCCGGGAAAGGGCGTATCGAGTGGGAGATGCTGGATGATGAAGGAAACGTGATCGGCGGCAACCACAGGCGATAGCAAGGGCGAAGAGCTGTATCGACATGAAGAGAGCGGATTTGGAATGGCTTGGAAGAGC